GCACAACCAATACGAAAAAGAAACGATGTAGATTTAAACTTTTTTATACGGTTAGATTTAGATAAAAACATTTTACCAGGATAATTTTATGATACGTTTAAAACAACTTCTTTTTGAAATGACCGATGAAGAATTAAGTAAGATTGGCAGAAATATCGAGAGTAACCAATTCCGCTTCGTCGGTCAAGGTGATAATGGTCGAGTATATAAATTAAATGATAACGATTTAGTTTTTAAAATGACAACGAGTATAGACGAAATAGAAGTTGCTAAAAAAATTCAAAATAAAATTTCAGAATATTCTACATTTATTCCTGTGTACTATGTTGGAGATTTACGTGGCGTGCAAGCAGTATATGAAGATGTTATCATAATGTCAAATGCCGATAAATTGCCGGCTAATTTAAAACGAGGTATTGATCGCGTTGTCGAAAAATATCAACAATATTCATATGAGCAAGGTGGAGAAGTTTCTTTGTTTGATTTTGTTGATGCAGTTAAATTAAAACGTATTGATCCGGTCATTATAAATTTTATTAATGCATTACGATCTGATATAAATAAAATAGGCATACCGGACTTAGATTTAGATTTAGATTTTAAATCTAATAATATAATGATATGGAATGGTAACTTAGTAATGGTAGATTGGTAATATTTAATATTTATAATATATGAAACATAATATACTACATAAAATTATTAAATCTGTATTAACAGAACAACAGACTGTTAACGTTCCAGTTAAACTAAATACATATTCAGTCGACAATCTAACTCAACAGAAAGCGGAAAAAGCTGGAGCAGTTTTTTCATTTCGGGTTACGACAAAAGGCACGGAAAAGGGTACGGCGGCAGCACCACCGACGAGTGGGGTAGGAGATTATGAAGGAAATATAATAAAATCAACTGATGTTCCGTCGTCTCCCAGCGAACCGATTATGTTAAAAGCAATTCAACAATTTCTATCTAAAACTACATCTACAGATGTTTCAAAATATCTAAATGGTGGATATTGGTTAGTAATGACGCCAGATTTATCATCTAGGAAAAAATTTTTTCAATACATATTTTATGTATTTCCATATGATTTTATTAAAACACTAACAGATACCATTATGATTAATGATCCTGGGAAATTTACTCCTAAGGTAGAATTTTATATTAATAGTACGCCGGTTAGTCGTCCCGATGATTTTTATCTATGGAGACTTATTAAAATTCCTAGTTCAATAGATAAAGATGTATGGATTTGGGAAAATGGTAGTAGAAATATTGAAGATTGGTATAAAGTTATTGACAAATTAGAACTAATACATCTATTAGGATATACTGGCATAACTGCAGTACCTGGTTGGAAATCACAAACAATAGAGAAGATTAAAGCAATCTTTGACAATTTTTCGGGGGAAATACGTGGCAGATATGATATCGAACCACCAAGCTTTCTAGATACAAAAACCAAAGAGTTAAATGATTTTGAAATTCAAATAGGTGCACCTTTTGATCGGGCAGAAGAAGATAAAGACTATTATATGTTTGACGGAAAATCAGTTTTTATAAAAACTGGTAAATCTGGCGCTTTACGAAAGTATATAGGAAAATTTAATTTAGATGGTTCGGTAAAATTTAATGGTAGTGTCGAATATATAGAAAATGGAATGTTGGTAAATGGCGATGCTATAAATCTAGAAATTCTTAAAGATACATATTATACAGGATATATTAAAAATAATATGATATCAAGTGGGGAGTTAATTTTTTCGTTAAAGAATGAAAAGTATATCGGTATATTTGAACTAGTAGGAAATGCCCCAAATTTTACAATTGAATATGAAACTGGATTATTATATCGTAACGATGTATTAGTAGAAATTTGGGAAAAGGGTCGAAAATGGACATATGATAGATACGGTAGAGTTGCGAAAGATGATAGTATGTATCAAATTAAAGAGTTGCAAGAAGATATTATCAAAATGTGGAATAATAATATAGAATATGTAAATGCAAAAATTCCGAAAGATGCAAAAAATATGATTAATAAATTTGTTCAAAATGGACCTACGGGTATTTGGAATAAAGATATGGAAGTGATGGTATATACATTAAATGTAATTTTTGCTGGAGCTAAGGTAGATGGTTCTACTCCAAATGCTGGTTTAGAAATACAAGATGAAGAACGTAAAGAAATTATTAAATTTCAAACTAGTAATATAGGATCATGATATGTATACGTTAACTGAATATATAAAAAAATATTTAATAACTGAACAAAACTGGGGGGCATTAGAAAAAGGTGAAATTAAAGTAATACCGAAAACACAAGACACACAAACTACTAGTAAAACAAAACAAACAAAACAAACAAAAAGCGCTGGAGCTCCGATACCACCAGCTGATTTAACAAATCCGATAAATAAACCCGGTAAAATAATTAGACATAGAAGAGCAATAACTGATGTAATTAACCCTGAATTATTTCAAGATTTAGATTTAGCAGCAGAACGATCAAATATTGGAGATGTGCAAATTACCTATGCTAAAACTGGTCATGATCAGCATGTTAAAGGTAGTACCGCTATTAGTAGGCATTGGACCGGTAATGCTGTTGATATTACCCAGATTAATGGTGTTAAATATAGGGAAAATCCGCAACTATTTGCCATCCTAGGATGGATATTTGTTGAAGAATTAAAAAAACTAGGTTATAAATTCGGCGAAGGCGGAAGTATTGGACAAAAATCCTATCTATGGCAAACAATGACTGGGGGTAACCATTTTAACCATGTACATGTTTCTATAAAATCAAATGAAGACTGGTCTACTAAAGATTTAGGTGCAATAGACAAACCACCAGAAACCAAAAAAACTTCAGATACTTCAAAATCTGGCGAACCGGCTGTACAAGATAAATCTAAAAAAAGTAATTCATCTAAGTTATCCGCATATGTATCTAAAGAGCAACTATCTAAAATATTATCTGATGGACCTGGCCCGTATTGGAAACAGAAGCCAACGAAATCACAATTACAAATACGTGAACGTGTTAATGAAGCATGGGAAACAGTACAAAATATGATCACATACAAGCCGGAGAAATATTTTTGGAGATTACGAACGTGGTATAATGATGAAGAAGAGTTAGCTGCTAAATACTTAGATGATACGTATAACATAACTATACAGCAAAAATCTCATATACATCGCGATTTTTGGAAAGCACATCCAATTGATCGATACAATATTGCGTTATTAAACCGTGTTGTAAATATAGTAAAAAGTAAAATACTAGCAGGTGATTCATGGTCAAAAACTGTAAATTATATATATTATGAAAACAATAAATGGAACGTACAAAAACTTCGAATTAGATGGGATTACATGTAAAGTTATGAAAAAAAATCATTGGCATGGCGCTGCTAATAGTACACGAGCGGCTGCTTATAAATACGGTTATAAATCTGGATTAGAACATACGGTTGCTGATCAAATAAAATCTGCAGAATATCCTTTGAATTATGAAACAGAAACACTAAATTATATAGTGCCAGAACGTAAAGCAAAATATACTCCAGATTTTGTTTTTGTTAAGAAAAACGGTGATTTAATGTTTATAGAAACAAAAGGACGATGGACTAGTGCAGATCGTTTAAAAATGAAACATGTATTAATATCAAATCCTGGAATTGATATACGCATGGTATTTCAGGCTCCTACACAAAAAATTTCAAAAAACAGCAAAACTACTTACGAATCATATGCAAATAAATTAGGGATACGCCATGTTGCAAAAAAACAAATTCCGGAAGAATGGTTGTCAGAATGTTTGCGAGATGGTGAAGAAGTTGTTAATGTTAAAAAGTTTTTTACATAAACATTTGAAATGTGAAATTTTTTTAATACATTCAATGTAAGTTAATAGTATATTAATTTAATGATTGATTCAGTATTGAATCGATCGTTAGACCAGAAATGTAATGTATGTGTCTAACTTATATTATTAATTATTAATATTATAATATATTGGATGATTACTGAAAATTCATTATATTATAATTAATGAAAAATCTAAAGTTATTGCAATTATTAGAATCAGTTTTAGGTAAAGGTAAACCTACATCTGGCGATAACATAGCATTTTTTTCTCCATTTATTTCACACTATAAACCAAAGCTTGAAATAAATATTCAAACAAACCATGCTGGTGAAAACGTTTGGCATTGTTGGATATCAGATAAAAAAGGCCGGTCGATTACATCTTTGTTTAAACAATTAAATTTAGGCAAAGAAAAGTTTGAACAACTTAACCGTATCATAGAAAATACTAAGTATCGACAATACAATCAAGTAAAACAAGAAACGCCAACAATTCAGTTGCCAGAAGATTATCGACCTCTATGGATAAAAAAGAATACACCTGATTACAGAAACGCAATACATTATTTAACTAATCGAGGTATTACGATATTTGATATTATTAAATACCGAATTGGATATTGTGAGTCTGGCGAGTATTCTGGTAAAATTGTGATTCCTAGTTATGATGCTAACGGTCAATTGAATTATTTTGTAAGTCGAGCATTTTATAAATCAGACACCCAGAAACACAAGAATCCAAAGATATCTAAAGACATTATTGGTTTTGAAATGTTTATTAATTGGGCAGAGCCAATTATACTATGCGAAGGAGCTTTTGATGCAATTGCAATTAAACGCAATGCAATTCCTTTGTTTGGTAAAATAATTCAGCCAGCACTTCAACGAAGAATTGTAGAAGAACGAGTTAAAAATGTATACATTTGTTTGGACCCGGATGCTTTAAAAAAGGCAGTGCAAATTGCAGAAAGGTTTATGGCAGAAGGGTTAAATGTTTACTTCATAGAATTAAAAGATTCTGATGCATCGGAATTAGGATTTCAAGAAATTACAAAAATAATTGCAGATACTGATGTGTTAACATTTGAACGGTTAATGCAGTTAAAAATGGATATGATATGGATATAAAACATATTGATACAGGTTTAGAATGGATAGATAAAATTTATCATATTTCTGATGTGCACATTCGTACATTAAAACGGCATCGTGAATACCGAGAAGTGTTTCGCAATTTATTCGATCATATTGCATTTGACTGTACAGGCAATAGTATAGCAGTTGTTACTGGAGATATCGTGCATAGCAAACTAGATATGTCACCAGAATTAATTGATATACTAGTAGAATTTTTTGATGGGTTTATGATTCCTACTGTTGTTATTTTAGGTAACCACGACATGAATCTGAACAACATGCACCGCACAGATGCAATTAGTCCAATCATCAATGTTATTAAAAATCCTAACATTATTTTTATTCGAGATAATGGATTATTTGAAATAGGCAATGTGGTATTTAATCACATGGCAGTTGATACTCCACCGTCTGAATATATACGAGCTGACCAATTCACTGCTGCATATAAAATAGCATTGCATCATGGTGCAGTTAACACTGCAAAAACTGATATTGGATATCAAATATCAAATGAACATGTAGGTGTTGAATTGTTTGATGGGCATGACATCACATTGTTAGGAGATATACATAAACCAGCTCAATTCTTAAATGATGCTAAGACTGTTGCATATCCTGGTTCACTGATTCAGCAGAATCATGGAGAAGCATTAGACCATGGAATTTTAGTATGGGACTTGCCTTGTCGTGAAGCTAAATTTGTGCAAATACATAATGATTATGGATATGTAACTTTAGAATGCGAAGGCACTAAAATTATTAATGCTCCACACCGAATACCAAATAAACCTAGGATCCGTATTAAATTTAATAATACCGATGCGGCTGATATGAAAAAGCTAATTGCTACGATTCGTAAAAAATATGATGTGCAAGAC